TATTCATTTACTGTAAGTGATGTAAGACAATTTGCTTCTGTAGATGGTGTTGTTGGTCAAGGTATTAGTACTGATGCCGCAAATGCTTTAAATAATCAAAATATTATAACAAATGGTACTAATGTATCTAGAACTGTAATAGGTTCTAGTTGTTTACTAACCGCAACAGGTGTTAATACTTTATATGGTCAAGGTGGTAATTCAACAAGTATTCTTTATAGTACACTTACAATAGTAGGAATGGATTCAGGTGCAAGAGTTCAGATTCCAATTCAAATTACAAGAACATAAATATAAAAAGACATGGCAATAGCTAATACAAATAACATCGCAACATTTTCTCCAATTAATTCAGAAGATTTAATTATAAGCAATGAAAATGTAACTAGTACTGTATGGGAAAATAATCAACCAACCTTAACAGCATTTTTTACATCATCAGTACAAGTAGCTAGTTCAACTGGCCAATTTTATTATAATGTGTATGGATCTGCAGAAGCAACAGGTTCAGTTCAGTTTGCTATAGCTTATTGTGATGCAGATGGAAGTGGTAGTTTACTATATAATCCTAATGTTGATGGGTTATCACCAACAAGAACTAATTATGGCCAATATAGAAATTTAATTTTAGGAGATGAAGAATCTTCATTTGTATTTGGTAATCAATCATCATCTTATTTTTATGCTATTCCAATAGAAAGATCAGGATTTAAAGAAGAATTATTACCTGGGGTTATGTCATTAGCTATATCAGGATCAACCCAAACCTTATACCTTACAGATGATAGTAGACAAGGAGGAGCAGCAGTATTTACAGAAGCTGGTAGAATTTATAATTTAGTATCAGGTTCAGCAGGTAATGTTGATACTTCTGTTAATGAAAATGGTTGGTCTTTATCATCAGGATCTTATGGATGGTTTCTACCAGACATTGGTACTTTATTATTAAATGGAGAAGCTTTAGATGGTAGATTTATTGATGGTGGTGTAGATTTAGATACTAATAGAACTACAAATTCACAACAAAATAATCCAGCAAAATTATTTGCAGACTTAAATAAAGGAGGATTAGCAGCTTCCCCAGCTGGTTGGACTTTAAATTCACAAGAAAATTTATCTTCTGATTTTATTTTCTGTAGAGCAAGAAGTCAAAACTTTAATTATTCAACTAACCCATCCTTTATATCAGGATCAGATGGAGCTGTATTATATAATTCTTTTACTAATGATCCCCAAGTATATATTACAACAGTAGGTTTATATAATAATGATCAAGAATTAGTAGCAGTTGCTAAACTATCTAGACCATTATTAAAAGACTTTACTAAAGAATTACTTGTAAGGATCAAGTTAGACTTCTAATGAATGAGTGCTTGGAAACAATTCACAACAAAGGACGTTACTATAACGCCATTTACAGCCGATAAAGGCTTTAGTATTACAGGTAGTGCTTTAACAGGCTCTACAGTAGGTATTAATATATTTGCTGGTCGTAATGTTAATTATTCTTCCTCAAGTAATCTCCAATCTGGGTTTGTATATTCATCTTCGATGAATTCTATTTATAATAGTGCAAAACAATTATATTATAAAAATTATATATCATCTAGTAAAGGAGATACTGTAAATACTGGTAGTATACTCCCAGGGGTTACAAGAGAAGATGATAGATCTATAGGTTCAATTGAATCTCCTTTATATGAAAATTATCTACAATCTTCATTAATACAAGAAAGAAACTTTCCAACAGGAAGTGGTAATTCAATTACTACACTTGCTATTCCCACTAAATTATATGGTGAAAAAATAATCCCAAATACCTTTGAATTTTATTTAACATCATCAAATTTTCCAAATGGATTATCTTTAACAGATGATGGTGAAGGTAATATAATAAGTGGATCTGATAGTATAGTTGGTCAAATATTTTATCCTCATGGTTTAGCTGTATTAACCTCAAATACTCCATCTTCAGTAGCATCTATAGGAAATGAAATTCGCCAAAATCCAGCTTTAATTGAAAATTGTGTTTTTAATTTTTCATCTTCTTTAACAATTTATGAACAACAATATAAATGTTCTATATTAGAAAATGAATTTGGCTTTTCTACTAATCCCTCATTATTAACATCCTCAATAGAAGGAGCTTCTAACCAAGAATATTATCCTTTTGTTTCTGCTTCATTTTTTGAACCATACATTACTTGTGTAGGATTATATAATGAGGCAAAACAATTAGTAGCAGTAGGAAAATTATCATTTCCCCTCCCTGTATCCCAATTTACGGATACTACAGTTATTGTAAACTTCGACATATGATAAATTGGATTTACCAACAAAAAGAAATGTTAAACATTTCAGACTTCCCAGATGAAACTTATGGATTTGTATATAGAATAATTCATTTACCTACTAAAAAATCTTATATAGGTAAAAAAATTTTACAAAATACTTCTAAAGTAAAGCTAGGTAAAAAAGAATTAAAAGAATATGAAGGTGTTGTAGGTCGTAGACCTTCTTATAAATTAGCAGTTAAAGAATCTAATTGGAAAACTTATTGGGGTTCTAATAAATATTTAAAAGAATTATATGAAGTAGAATCTAAAGATAATTTTGAAAGACAAATTATTATGTGTGCCCCCTCTAAAAAGTTATTAACTTACTATGAAGTAAAATTCCAGATGGTATATCAAGTTTTAGAAAAACCTGATGAGTTTTTTAATGATAACATTTTAGGAAAGTTTTTTACTAAGGATTTTAACTAAACGTTGATTCCCTAAATAAGTTATGTATATTGCTACTCATGGTAAATGAACTATTAGTAAATTTAGTAAATTCCGTTATTGGTGCGGGTAAACGAACAGCTAGGGGCAATCAAGCCCACAATTGTCCGTACTGCAACCACCATAAACCTAAACTAGAAATTAATTTTTCAGAAAATAAAAAAGGGTATAATCCTTGGCATTGCTGGGTTTGCAACAAAAAAGGTACTAGAATATCTTCTTTATTTAAACAGGTAAAAGCCTCCCCTGAAAATTTTACTGAATTATATAAATTAATAGGAAACGAACAAGAACATAAAGTTATTGTATCATCAAAAACATTAAAATTACCTGAAGAATTTAAAAAATTTCAAGATATTTCCTCTTCAGATATAGAAGGAAGACAAGCAGCCTTTTATTTAAAAAGCAGGGGTATTACAAAGGATGATATTGAAAAATATAATATAGGATACTGCACTTCTGGAAGATATTCAAAAATGGTTATTATTCCATCATATGATGAAAATGGCAGTTTAAATTATTTTACAGGTCGTTCATTTGAAAAAGAACCATATATAAAATATCGTAACCCAGAAACATCCCGTGATATAATTCCATTTGAATTATTTATAAATTGGAAATTACCATTAATACTATGCGAAGGACCCTTTGACGCTATAGCTATTAAAAGAAATGCAATTCCATTGTTAGGTAATAACATACAATCTAACTTAATGAAAAAAATAGTAACATCAACAGTAGAAAAAATATATATAGCATTAGACAATGACGCATTAAGAAAATCACTTAAATTTGCTGAAAGATTTATTAATGAAGGTAAGGAAGTTCATCTTGTTGAACTTGAAGGGAAAGACCCTAGTGAAATGGGATTTACTCAATTCACTCATTTAATTCAAAAATCCATTCCTCTAACACAATACACCTTAATGGAAAAAAAGCTATCATTAGTATGAGTAAAAGAAAAATTAAAAAGTCTTATAATAGAATTCTAGAAATTTCAGAAGACTCTAAACAAATCACTCTTCCAGATTCACGTTATTATAGACGTAATGGTGAATATTATCCTTCAATTACATATGTTTTAGGAACATACCCTAAAGGTAAATTTTTTGAAGATTGGCTTAAAAAAGTAGGGTATTCTGCAGAATATATTGTTAGAAAAGCAGGAGAAGAAGGTACACAAGTACATGAAATGATTGAAGATTATTTAAATGGTAAAGAATTAAATTTTTTAACCAATGGTCAACCTATGTACAACCCAGATGTATGGCAAATGTTTTTACGTTTTGTTGATTTTTGGGAAGAGTATAATCCTACATTAATTGAA